CAGAGATTTGTCTACCCGTCTTTCAACTTTTACGGGAACTACATCTCTGACAATTTCTATGTCCCATTTCCTTTTAAGAACGCAATTTGGACAAACACCATTGTCATCCACCTCACATCCTTGAGATATTTCACATACCTCTTCATATTCTATACCATCTTCAGTAGTAATGGACGCCGCCGAGAGAATACTCACGGAAAACATCAATACCAAAGACCCCAATATCACTTTTTTCATAATCACCTCTTACATGATACATTAACAATACTTATATTATAACATAGTTTGGGGGTAAATGTCAAGTTTTTTATAGTCTTGCACCATAAAAAATATGTTGGTCAATAGATACCAATTTTTTTCTTTGATGTGACCATCGTGGATATTCTTCCATCCAATTAGCATGATAATGTGTACTTCCATCAGTTATATCTAATAACTGTGAATTAAGATGCCTTTGTATCATTACCTTGGCTACTCTTTGCGATTCTTCCCAAAGATTCCCTGGTCGTGGAACATCAGATTTACCATCGCAATACCAACTGAATTGGCATCTATCTCTGATAGGAAAACCATTTTTATGTTGTCTTGCCTGTTTCACAACTTCACATATCGTATTTGGATAAAAAGCCGAAGAAACTCTATTAAGTGTTACATAAGCCACAGCAACTTTACCTGCAGTAGATTCAACAGCAGCCTCGAAATATATATTTTGTCCGAGGCACTGAACCTCTTCCTCACTGGGTTTCATTTGCTGTAATGATGGAATATTTAAGTTTTCAAGTTTTAAAGATGATGAAATTAAACCATTTAAAATAATCTTTGCATTCGTTGCTTTTTGTGGTACAAAGGGATGTGGTGATGTTTTGCTTCCTAATGGTGCAATTCCTATGTTAATATTAAAAAAGAAAAAAGAAAATGTTAATAATATTGATATTATTATTCTTCTCATATATTTGTCCTATTTTATGGTATGGAAAAACCATATCTATATGTCGGTGTTTTTTATAAGGGGACCGCGAGAAATCTAAATGTCATAGTTCATTAGAATATCTGCCTATCAGACCAACGTAGCGTTTCACATCACTTTTTTGAATCGTAGTAATTTCCACACACGTTAAAATACTCCCCTCTATGCGGGGAATGGGTTGGATTAAGCTTTTTGCTTGTAATTTATTTATATAACCTAGACATTACTCTTCCTTCCATTCTGTTTGTTCTGGAAGTAAATCTGGCCATGTATCCTTAACTAACTTATAAGTCAGTCCTTTATACATTCCTGTAGTTTTTCTATCTTTCAAATCAATAACCAATTTAGCTTCTGTTGGGTCCAGTGTTTCAAGTATTTGAATAAAAAGTTGCTCTCTTTTTACTGTATTAATTCCATCTGAACCGCCGCCTTTAGTAAAAAGATAAAACTTCTTCACTTCACTATAAAGGCCTTTGGGGGTATCATTTGCAGGTGGCATAGCCACATAGGGGGGAGTTCCTTTTGGGAGCAACCATTCAACATCTGGGTGAAAAGCAGTCTGAAGAATCGCCTGTAATCCAAACTCATCATTATCTTTTAAAATTTGGCTCTTCTGTTCGCGAGTTTTCGCCTTATGAACCATTTCCAATATTTGCGGTATACTATAATTTGCCATATCATTTCTCCTTAAAATTCGTCAATGACTTCCATTAATTTATTCAATCGGTTTGTTACAAAATAATTAAAAATCTTTCCTCTATCTTTATGTAGTTCCTTCTCATATTCCTTAGTGACTTCTTCTTTAACCCATTCCGGCATTCCTGCTATTAAATCAATAAGTTGAGTATTTCTCAAATAATTTCTATGCATTTCTTTATTACAATAATCCATAGGCTTGAGTTTAGAATCATACCATTCTTTTATTTTTTTCCTAGAAAGAGGCTTTTGTCTTAATCCTTCTTCCATGAAAACCTCATCCTGAGAAAACACATTTGGAATACCATCACCCGAATCTCCTCTCAATATATGCTCATGCAAATAATATTTTGGATCTTCGTGAATTACTTTCTTTTTGGTAATCGGTGAGAACTGATCAACAAACTTTAATTGCTGAAGTTGCACAAAATCCTTGTCACTAGAAACAATCATGAACCTTGAAATGTCATTCAATCCACGATGTTTATTAAAATGATTAGTGCATAAAACTGCAATTATATCATCTGCTTCTATTCTATCTAAATGTATTACCGGATACTGAAAATTGTCCCTAATTTCATCACGAATTTTATTTAGAGAACTGTATAAAACGTTCCAATCAATATCACTCTGTATCTTTATCTTTTTTCTTGGTGCTTTATAATAAGGAAATACATCTTTCCGCCAAACGTGTCTTCCATCACAACAAATAACAACCTGCCCATAATCTTCCGCAAATTGATTTTTATAATGACGAATATTGTTTAATACCATATGCCGAACTAAAGCATCATTCAATTCCTCACCATTTCTAGTGGCATGGAATACATTGCCAATAAACACTTGGCTAAAATCAATCAATATCATTTTACTAATCTATTTTGGTTTTCCCTAAATGCAATATCAGTAACCGATTCTAACGGAATACTACTAATAGGGGCATCATCACGTAAATGAGGAAACTCACTTTCATCCATTCCTTTTGACCATACCATGTTAATATCTGGGTAGAATACCCCCACAGACCTCTTAGGAGTTCCATCAGGGTAATAAGCCATCACAACACATCTAGGAACCACTTTATGTTCTTCATCTTGTCCCGAAAACATTCCAATCCAATCGCCATGTTTCAGATAATGTTCACAATATCGAATATACGCTTTACGAGACCCTGCCTGATTTTCTGCAATTCTACGTTCCTTTTCTCCAACATATTTGCCCTTTGCTTGTTTCCCTAGAGCGGCAACCATTTCTTTATTATGTTTGATCCATCCCTTAACATTTTTTAAAGAGTAAATATCATCATCAGGAAGAGCAAGAACCGTTTTACTAATATTCTTATATTCCGCAGGCTTTCTTTTCTTACGCATTTTTGTCATACGTTCACGAAGAGCCTCACGTTGTTCTTCTGAAATCTTACGAGTTCGTTTAACCTTCATCGGTTTGCGTTCTGTTTTCACTTTCTTTGTCATTACGATTTTTTCTCCTTAGTGTTTTCAATATTATTCTTGATTGTTTCTAACATCATTGTCCATTGTTTTGCAGTAGTTTCAATATCATAGTGCATATCATAGTATTGTTTTTGAAATGCAAGACCGGCTTGAACTGGTGGTTCCCAAAAATTATTAATTGCATCTTTCAAAACATATGCAAACTTCCTTGCGTGTTCAGTCTTATCTTGAACAAATCCATACATCCATGCAAAGTTTGCACACGTTTCTGGAAGGACTCCAAGATTCGGACATACTACAATACATCCTGCACTCATTGCTTCGATTGCAGATATACATCCTGTTTCTGGATAGACATTTGGATATGCAAGGATATGTGTTTGTTGTAACGCTGACCGAATTTCATCATTAGAAACTGTTCCATGATAATTCACATTTGGTGTTTCTTTACATGCATTATAAAGGGGTTCCCATTCTTTGTCTTGTTCTTCCCAACCATATATCTTAAAACTTGAATATATGTCAAGTTCGACATTCTCCAATTTCAAGGCTTTAAATGCACCAATCAATACATCTAATCCACGATGCGGTGTAGAAATATATGCAAGTCGAATCGGGCCGTCTTTTGGTTTGGTGTGTACTGGAATTGGTTCTATTGCGTTTTTGAGAACAACACTCTTTTCATATTCAACATCGAGATCCATATTATATTTTTCAAGTGACCAATCAGAAGGAAATACAAATCGTACAAACTTGTCACGATATGTTTTATCTTTTAAAAATTGTACTTCTGGATCTTTTGATGTGTCCTGAAACCAAAGGATTTTTGGTGTGTCTTCGTATTCACGAACCCTTGATAGAATGATCTGAAAGTAGTTCCAGAGGTCATCAGGCACTCTCTCCTAGACTCTTTGATAAATAAACTCACTTCCACCCTTTGCATTCTTTGATTGTTCAACCACATCTCCGTCAGTTGGTGGTGGTGGAAGGCCTTGTTCTTTTCTTTTCCGAATTTCTTTTATTTTAGAATCATCAAACTTCATCATGCTCATGATGATTCTCCAATCTTGTCAAGAGCCTCTATTCTTTCAAGTGCTTCAAGGGATTCATTATTTTCTTCTGTAGGTGGTTCTGGTGTTTTCTTTCCAAAAAACTTTAGAACCGCCTGTAAGATTTTATCAATCATTTTTTATTTCCATTGTATTATTATAACAAATCATTTAATAAATGTCAAGTTTTTTCTTAAAAAAGTTTACCTTGTTCAATGCCATGTAATTTATATTGGAGTTTCCCATCATGAAATACTTCAACATCATCACCATCTAATTGTTTAGATACCGCTTCGTTATCCGCATCTATTCTACTAAATTTCAATATTTGTCCATTTTTTGTTTCAACTAGATAAGGGTTTTGCTCGGTTCGCATAACTGTTCCTTTAAGTGAAATCCTGTCTTACAAATATAGAATGAATCTACAATGTCAGATACAGGGTTAGAAATTTTGGTTGATTTTGGAGACAACTGACTCTTCAAATCAACGTGTGATTCTGACAAAAACGTTTCATACATTAATTCTTTATTGGCATTTCCTTTTCCTGTAGCGTGTTTTTTAATTACTGTGGGTGGGATTGTAACATATTTGAATCCAGCTTCTTTAAGTTGTTTTTTGAGTATTCCAGTATTCTCTCCAATATTGAAAACTCTTCCTGTCGCTGCAAATGCATAATCTTCCAAATAAACTTTGTCTACTCGGCCATTAAACCACCGAATACATTCAATAGTCCAAGATGCAAGTTTACTAAACCGATCAATATCATCCGTATATTCTGGATAATCATATGCAAATATCTTACCTAATGATTTATGCGACTTGTTTTGTTTCAAAAAATGAAACTTACAATTTTCAAATTTTATCTCATTGTCAATTATTTTTGCTACACATACTGCGGGCGATGTTAATGAATAATCAATTCCAGCGACAAATTTAATTTTCTTCAAAAAATTCGTCATAATAAGGTGCCATTAGTATTCCACAAAAAGCACAATGAAATGCATGTTCTTCCTGTCTAGTTCGTATGTCATCTGAATCGTATATCATAGTATATT